CCCGTGCTCGCCAACCCGGCCATCGGCATACGCTTCCGAGATCTGCTTGGCGTAGTACGCGCCCGGCACTGAGGCGTCAAACGAACACTCATACTCAATCGCATACGCGTCCTCCGTCATCTGCGCCTTTGCATCGCGCAGTTCATCCGGATGAATAATATTCGTCTTGGACGCGGGCAACTCGAGTAATAAGTGGGTCTTGGGATTTAGTCTGGCCTCTTCCCGCAAATTCCAAAACATATTCTTGCCGGCGGGGGTGCCTGCAAATATCGCCCACCCGCGGCGGTCAGATAACGATGGCCGCAATACTGAATACCAGGCACTCGGGCGAATTTGCCCGACTTCGTCCATCACAATCCCGTCAAAATACATCCCCCGCAACGCCGAATCATTATCGCTGCCAGCGACATATATCAACGACTCATTACCGTGGCCGTTGTGCAGGAATAACTTTAATTCCGATTCATTGGGCGGCTTTGACCAGAAGGGTTTTGATAACTCCTTCAAGTAATTCCACGCGACGCGCTTGGCCTGGTCCCGTTGCGGGGCCAGGTACGCGAACTGCGGCCGCGGGAGTGCCGTCTCCAACGCCCCCACCACCAGGTCCGCACACATCGCGACCGTCTTGCCCGCCCGCCGGTGTGCTACCACCACCGCCCAACGCTTGCTCCGGTCATGCAGCGGCTTGAATACCTCCCGCGGTTGGTATTCCTGCAGGTTCATGCAACCACTTCCCAGCGAAATTTCGATTGACCAACAACCGTCTGCCATTCGCGGCCCGGCCTTGTCGTCCAACCACGCCCCGCAGACCAACCAGGGCTTTGACCAACAATTTTCCATCCAGCACCGCGCAAACTAGCCCCAGACTCAGATTGCAATGTGTAAGTCAAAAGACGACATCCACCTTGTGCTGACCACGCTCTCCACGCTCTTGAATACAAAAATGAACAGGCCCCCTTTGGCGCATCATCCAATACGCAACATCGCGTCACTTCAGCCGTTATCCCATCATCTAGCCGCCTAGCTACAGGCCGACCCACAATCGCCACCCCAACCAAACGAATGCCATCTGATGCCCCAATGGCAAACTTCGCACCCTGCACCGGTTTGTTGTGCCTGTGGAAATTGGCAACAAATTCATTTGCCTCGGACAGCGACATCGGAACAATCTTCACAGAATTCCACCCACCCGCTTGATTTCACGCTCGATATACCAACGCGCCTTCTTCAGATCCTCTACCGGATTCTCCGTCTTCAAACCCGCACGCCATAGGTATTTCGTGGCGTTGCCCACATTAAAGTTCATGTGCTCCGTCACCTGGATGCACTCAACACCACTCGGGTGCGTCGTGTAATGGTTCGGGTGGTTGACTGGGTCATGGGTCATGCTTTTACCCACCCCGGACGCCCCAGCATCGGGTTTCCGACCCAAAAACCTGCGGAGTTCTTCGCCATGCCCCTTTGCAGCATCTCACGCGGGGCCAAACAGCGGCGATCGACGCCAAACTGACCCACCCTATGCTTCTCGAAAGATCGCGTCGAATTGAAGCCCTCCGAGCAGCCCGTGCACTGATTCCGGTCACCAGTCAGTTTCATGTTGATGTTTGCTCAAAAAGTTGGGTGCAAGTTTCAGAAAAATGGGGAGGGGGCCCCTGCTCCAGCCACCCCCCGCCCCCGGCTCGATGGGGGGGTGGGGGTCCAGGCCAGCAGGCCCACGCCAGTGCCCCCAGGACGCGCCAGATCGCGCTCAGACGCACGATCATGGTCAGGGCAATGGGTAGGTAGCACCCCTACTCCTTCGCGCCTTGTAGGCCCTCTGCTGCCACCCCCGCCGCCGGCACCGCCGACTGATGCGGATCTTTAATCCGAAGCACTCCGTCCGAATCCGCTTGCATTTCAATGACTTGCGCTCGCTTGTCCGCGACTTGTGCCTGCGTTGCGCCCACCGAACGCGTGCCGAGCCAGGACAACTCGAGCTTGATGCCGCCATCAACGTGCGCCTGCACCTGGAGCGGGATCACCTTGGCGACCAGCCCCGCGAAGATCTGGCGGTCCTGAATGCCGCCGTTCGCGCGGTCGATCATCCAGCCTGCAAGGCCGCCTGGGTGGCAAAGCGTGGCGGCTTTCTCGACGGCCTCGCGGATGGTCTTCGTGACCTTGTTCTTCGTGCCCTTAGGCCGCCCGACCGGCAGCGCGTAGCCGCGGATGCCGGGCTTTTGAAGCCGCGGTGGATCTTTTGCTTCCTGTTGCTGCAATTCGCTCATGGCGTGATTATCGCACCATTCCGCCGGCCTTGCACAACCCTGTTCCGCGGCCTGCGCTCGCTGTGCGCGCTTGCTCCCCCACACCCCTACTAAGCGAGAGCAAGCGCAGGGCTAAAGCCCCCAAAACTTGGGGTTTTGGGGCTTTGCTTCAGCCCTTTGCGCTCGCATGCGCTCGCACAGCAAGCGCACAGCAAGCGCGAGCAAGCGCAAAAGCCCAACAAGCCATAGACCACCCCCGCCTGGGAGCTGAAAAGGCGGGGAAAAGGGTTTCTAGGCAATTGTCAGGCCGGATAGCCGCATCTTCATGTGTTCTTCTTTTTGATCTTTGCAAGAACTGCGCGTCCTTTGTCTGTCAGCCGTTCAATCGCAACGGGGCCAGACGGAGAATCGCGGAACGCACCCTTGCCAAGATATCCGCGTCGAATCAACGACCAATAGGTGTTCCAGCTTCCCGGTCGGTCATTGAACAGATTGAACCCCCAGCCTTTCTCAAACATCCGGAGCATGAAGATTTGCTGTGGACTCATGTGTTCTTCTCCTTGACCTGATAGTCCTTAAACACCGTTCCTTTGCTTGCATCACCCTTCCAGCACTCTTTCACCCAACCACGCTTTCCTGATTTGTAGGTGCGCCAATGCCCCCGTGACTGGTGTCTGCGTGGGCTTGCGTGTGTGCCTCCTTGATGCTCTTGCTTTGGCTTTGGAGGCTCAATGACAACTGTGTGCCAGTCAAATGACAAAGCAGACTTTCCTTTTGCGGCTCGCTTGCGATTGATGAATGTTTGTTTTGGAGTTGCTTGGTATGCCGTTCCACCTTCCGACAATTTGTTAAGAACCGCACAGACCATTCTCAGTACTGGATCAATTTGTTGGCGGCTGACTTCTTTGTCGTTGTTGTAGTACCGCAATCCATCATCTGTTCTGATATATGCAAACGGTGCAAAAAACGAAGTCGGCTCCATCGTGCATCCAGCAGTGGTTACGCTGTCTTGACCAGCAGTCATCCAAAGGCTGAATTTGCGTCCGTGTGAATCCAATCCAGCGATTCCAGTTCTCTTGAACGGAAGGTGTAAAAGAACATCAATCGGTGTGCGCGTTGATTCAGCCAGCGGCTCCATGATTCCAACATCAAACCACATTGCCGTTTCAGGCTCTGGAGCAAATCGCACAGCCTCTTGAATCAAGGGGGTCATGTGTTCTTCTCCTTTAATTTCCTCGCTATTCCTTTTAATCCCCGCCGCGGTTGCCCATGTCAAGCCGCGCGCGCACTCTCCTGATACGCCGCCCGCATCCGCCCCGCGTCCGTCACGGCCAGGTATTTGTGCTTATGCCGCGACTGCCCGACGTACTCGAGTTCTTCGATCAGCCCATCGCGTTGCATCTGAAACAGCAGCGCAAAGAAATCACCCCGCACGATCCTCGGGAACCCTGGCGCCTTTTGCAGCGCCCTAAAGGCGTTGTTGTTGCTGGTCGCACTCATGCTCAGCCGCTGCCCCGCGGCCACCGCCTGGTCGAGTGCGCGGATAATCGCAACCTGGTTGCTATTTCGCAACAGTGCAGCCGCAGCAGCAGCACCAGGGACAGTCCCATACTCGCGGAAGATGTGCGCGGTCGCGTCATACTCAATGCTGACAGGCGCACTCTTAGGCCCGACGTTGCACTTTTCGTGCTTGAGCAGGATCTCGCGGCCGTCCGAGATTACCATCGCCCACCGGCTGCGCGCGGTGTTATTCCACGCCGTCGAGCCACTAAAGGTCGAGTCCGTATCCAGGCCAGCGCCAGAGCGCACGGACGCCTTATCGACATGGGCCAGGGTCAGGATCGCAGCCTCGTTGGCGGCCGCGATCTGCTTCAAGCACCGCAGGAACCCGCGCACGGCACTCCTGTCATTCTCATTGTCTGCGTACAAGTCACTCGCGTTGTCGAGCACGACGACGCTGGGCTGGTGCTGATGAACCGCATCCGCCAGCCACTGCATCCGCGCGGTTGGCGCGCCGTCACGCCACAGGACACTATCCTGCTCCGATAAGTCGTACACGACCAGGTCGCGGTGCAGGCTTTGCAGGCTCACGCCATGAGCCTGGCAGATGTTAGCCACGCGCAGGTGGATCAGGCTCGTCCCGTCCTCAGCACTGATCACCAGGACACTCCCCTGCGCGGTCGCAAGCCCCAGCCACGGCACCCCCTGGCAGACCGCCACCGCAAGCTGAAGTGCCGCAGTCGACTTCCCCACCCCGCCATTGGCGCTGAGCATCGTGACATGCCCCCGCGGCAGCCACCCCTCAACGGCCCACACAATCTGCTCCGGTTCCTTGCCGGCCAGCGCCATCCAATCGAGTGGAGCAATCTCGCCAGCATCAGCCTGGCCCTCTGGCTCATCTTTGTGCAGGTTGACCGTTACGGACACAGGCGCACGCTCAGGCGGCGCGAACTTCTCGGCCGACTTAACTGCCCGCGGTATCTCCGCACGCCTAGCTTGCCAGCGCAGGATCTCCGACTCAGGACCGGCCGGCTTCGCCTGATCCATCACGCTGTAGAGGTAGTTGACCGCGGCGCCTGGGAACATGCCGCCGGCGATCAGGCTCGCGGCCAAGTCGCGCAGGTTGTCGTGGTAGCTGCGCTCATCCAATGGCCCCGTGATCGCGGCCATGAACTCACCACCATGCGAGCCAGTCACCAACTGGCGCGGCTCAGGCGACTTGGCGGACAACATCCGCAGCGTGTCCAGGTTGACGTGCATCGCCGCAGCCGCGTCATCCAGCGAGTAACGGATTGTTGGATCCCAGTGGTGCAGCTTGACCTCCCACGGCCCCGCCTCACGCGGCTTGTGGTTCATGCCGCCCGGCATCCTGACCAGCCGCACGCTGTTGTTGCCAGAGCGGTCATTCTTGATCCAACCGCGGCCGGACAAGTGCGCCATCAGGCTGTCGATCAGGTCGAGGTTCGACACATCAGGATCAGCTTGGTCCAGCAGGATCCCCACCTGGAAGTTGCCGGGCGACGTCTCAAGCGCGTAGGAGTAATTGACCAAGTCGCTCGGGTTGACATCGTCCACGACCAACGCCGCCAGGCTTACGAAGGCGCTCTTACGCCGCACCTGCTCGCCGTCGACCAAGTTCAGGATCGCCGGGCAGTAGTAGGTGTTTTGGTCCGCGGTGCGGTTGATGATCGTCGCCTGCGCCGGACCGCCCATGTAGGGGCGCCCTGCCCAGTCGAACGGCTTTGCGTTGCCAGGATCGCCAGGAAACGTGCAGACCCACGAATATTCGCCGCGGGTAAATTCCCCGTACACCGAACGCAGGAAGTCTGAGTTGGTCATTGTCGTGATGACCATCTCAACCACCAAGGCCAGCCAGATCCTTCAACTTGATTGGGCGCTGGATGATTTTTGACACCTTGATGAGGGCAGGCCAATGCTTTTGCGGGATCATGCCCCCGGTGCCCTGCGGCCGCGGCATCGTCCAACGGGTCAGGCTCGAGCGGTCCAAACCGATCTGCGCCGAGAGCCACGCCTTGCCACCAAGGCGCTCAATGACTGAGTGGGCAGGCTCGAGGCGGTGGATATTCATCTCTGCACGGGACATGCTGATTTCCTTCAATGTTGTTGTTGACTCAACAGAAAAATGGGCGCAAGATCAACTTCCCCCTAAGGAGAACTGACCCGCAATGGATACGAATTGGTTCAAGCAACGCCTCGCCGAGAAGAAGCTGTCTCAGCGTGCCCTGTCTAAACTGATGGAGCTTGACCCTGCCGCCGTCAGCCTGATGCTGCGCGGCATGCGGCGCATGACCGCCGCAGAAGGCCAGCAACTGGCCGTGATCCTTGGCTTCGACTTCACTGAAGTCATGCGCCGCGCTGGCGTGCAAGTGACTGAAGACATCACAATGGCCACCGTGGTCGGCGCAATTGACAGTGCGCACAACGTGATGCCGCTGCCGCCGGCCATGCACCGCACGGTTGTCGCCCCACCCGAGTGCCACGCTGGCACCCTCGTTCACCAGGTCCGCGACCGCGGCAGCCTGCGTGATGGATGGATGTACTACGTCAGCCCCATCCAGGAAGACCCCTCCCTGCACGTTGGTTGTCTGTGCATTGTCGGCATCGACAAGCGCACGCACCTTGGCTACGTCACCGCCGCTTACTTGTCCGGCTCCTACACGATCATGTCGATCAGCGGAAAGGAGATCGCAACAGAAGTCGTTCCCGACTGGGTCAGCCCAGTGCTTTGGATCAAGCCCAATGTTCACGGTTAAGGTTGTTGTGTTTTTCACAATGCTTTGAGGTATCACGTAAAAAAGTTTGACATTGCGACTATGCGTTGCGATTATAGCAACGTGTTGGAAACAACATCAAGAAGGGACACAAATGATCGTCGACGATGAGAACTTGCCAGCACAACTGAATGAGCTACAGCAGCGTTATGACCAACTCTGGCAGGCGTACTTGTCTTTGCTTACCGAGAACCGAGAACGCGCGGAAAGGCAGGCGGATCAGTTCCGAATGCTGACCGCAGAACATTGGATGCCAAAACCATGAAACAAAGCCACTTTGTCAGCCCGCGCTCGCTGCGTGAGGCTGAATGGAACTTGACCCACTACTACACCCCACCCCGACCAAAGGACCACCTTTGGGACTGGGCCTGCGCAGTTCTCTTTGGAACGGCGCTGGGTGCGGTCGTGTTTTTTTTCCTTTGACCATTGTGTTTTTCGCACCGCCTAACTACTATCACAACGCGAGGATTCATGTCATTCGACCTGTCTAGCATTACCCCCACCCGGCGCGCTCAAGCGCCCAAGATCGTCATCGCCGGCCCTGGAAAGATCGGCAAGACGACATTCGCCGCCAGCGCCCCAACCGCGGTGGGCATCCTGACTGAGGACGGCGCCTCAGCAGTCGACGCGCAGGCGTTCCCGCTTGCGACATCCCTGGCAGATGTCTACTCCGCCATCGAGTCGCTGCTTACGCAGGACCACGACTTCCAGACTCTTTTTATCGACTCCATTGACTGGCTCGAGCCACTGGTGCATGCGCACGTCTGCGCCGCCAACAAATGGGACAACATTGAAAAGCCGGGGTATGGAAAAGGTTACGTCGCAGCCGCCGAGGAGTGGCGCAACCTGCTTGCAGGACTTGAGGCACTGCGTCAGCGCAAGTCGATGGCGGTCATTCTGATCGCCCACGACAAGATCAAGCGGTTCGAGTCGCCGCTCCATGACGGGTATGACCAGTTCGTGCTGAAGCTGCACGACCGCGCGGCTGCGCTGGTCATGGAATGGGCTGACGTCATTGGCTGGGCGAACTACCAGGTGCAGAC